TGTACGAATGTGCTTTCTTTTAGCATTTCAAAATCTACTTCAACTTGATTCATTCTGTTATCTATGCCTTTAAGTGTGTCAACGATTTCAGTAGCAGTAGATAAACCTGCACCAATAGACCCCATAAGAGCTATAGCTGTGGCTATTAAACCTAGATTATCTTTTATCTTAGATAGCACAAACTAGTCACCCCTACAACTGCAACAAGTACAGTTACCGTTACACATTATTAACCTTTGTTAGTAGGTGTCCATTCCTCTAGGCCATTTTGTAGTGCGGTTATACCCGCAACCATTCCGGATACTAACGCATTTTGTATTACGTCAATTTCCATTAAACCTGTTCCCGAAGCAATAAGCACACCGAGAAAAGCTTGTATAAATGTCCTAAGAGTTCTAATTCCTACCCTTGTAAACCACTCTTTATTTAGCATTTTAGCTCCTTATGATTGTTTCTCGTTATGTTTCTTTATGCATTGTACCACCGAATTGTTTACGGTTATAGTGTTTACAAGTTTTATTTCCGCACATCCAAAAGTTTTGTATAGGTGTATATACAAGATCTTTATTACAGTTTGGGCATTGAATTTTTAAGGGCGCTCCTAATTGATAGTTTTCCCGTTTAATTTATTTCTTATAAACTTAATATCAGCACTCATACCGGCTAATTTAGACATAACCATTGGGATTTGTATGATGTGATCTTTAGCTAGATTATCTATTTGTTCTTGTTTATCATTATTTAAATTTATATTACTGTATTTAATAGTAACTTTTTCGCCACTAAGTAAAGCATCTGCAACTTTAGGATACATTTTTTTATAAGCGTCCCCAGATCCACCAACGAAACCGTCTTTACCTTTATCTAAATCTTGTTGAGTTTCGCCAAGAAGCAAACAACCTGCGGTGTGAGAGTCTGTATTACCCGTATGTATTAAGATCCATTGAAAGTTCGGTACATCTTGAAGCCATAACATACCTTTGTGCATATCGCCATATCTAGCTGTGTACTTAGTATGGAAACCGCCCTCTGCTCTTAATTTAATTTCGTACTCACCTAAGGGGATCGCAGTTTCTGAATGAACTTTTACGTCCCTAACTTCATCTTCTAAAGTATAACACTCGAACACACCGTCAATAAAAAGTAAACCATTAGTAGCGTCTTTACCAAACTGTGTCCTGATGACATCAAGTTTCATTATTCCGGTTTGGGATTATCTGCTTTAACTTGTGCTATGTGATCTGCCCAAGTTGTAGTACCATTCACGCCGTCCCAATATTGCATATCAAGTTGATCTTGAATACTTCCGTAAGCTTCTTGTCTAGCAGTTTTATAACCATTTTCTTGTTGGTCAAACTTACTATTAGCTAAATCAGTTATTGCTTGTGCATAATCACTATCTGTAAATTCAAGTCTTTCATTATTGACTTGCTTATACATTGGTTTAGCTTCCTCAATTTCTTGAGTTGCTATAACTGTTAGTTCTTCTAATGTTGCCATATCTCTCCTATCTTACTATATATTTCTTATACTTACTTCTTTAAACCATATAAAGTGAATTTAGAGCCTGTATCTATATTGCCACTACTCATATCAAAATTTAAACCATTACAAGCTTGTTGTACTGTGTTAACTGCTCCACCCTGTTCCCCAACAAGAGTTCCACTATTTTTATCTCTTTGAGTGCTTTCTACTGTTAAAAAACTGTACTCACTTGCATTGTTAAAGTTAAACAAGTACATTATTGCATTTCCATTTTCATTACCTGCTGTGCCTAATCTATCAAAAGGTGTATAGAGCATACCTGTTAAATTAGTTTGATAACCATTACTAAAGTCTGTATCTGTTCTAAATTTTTGGTAAGCAATATCATAATTTGCTGATGTGTCTGGTGTACCATTAACTGTAACTCTTGTTTCTAAGAATACATTATCTGTATCAGTTGCAATATTAGATAACACAACTTGATACACATCATAAGTGCTATCAATCCCAAGCAAAGATACACTTGCTACTGCTGATGTAACTATTTCTTCTTGTATTTTTATTAAGCTACCACTCATAATTCATTTAACTCCATATACATTAATCTGCCCACCACCAAAAGTTCTAGCTCCATTACTTTCATATAATTGAAAACCTCTAATTATTTCTGCTTGAGTGTGAACACCTATACCCTTGCTTGCTCTGTATTCACTAGAGTTTTTCCCAGAGGCTTGTGATAATACAAAAGTATGACTTGAACTGTTATAAGGATTAAATACATAAAATCCTACACTTGCACCACCACTATCAGAAAGTCTATCTGTAATTATTCCAATCCACATATAATTATTATTAGCAGACTTACTTTCACTATATCCATTTACACTTAAATTTTTAGTAGCATATCCATATTCATTTCCTGTTATAACACTCCCACTATTATCAATAAATCTTAAACCCTCAATCCCATTTGATACATCTGTGTCGTGAAATACCCCTACAACTTGACAATAATAAACATCATATTTATCTGAAAAAACATTATCTACATTAATAGTGGTAACACCACTTGTTATTTCTGTTTGATTTATAAATTCTAAATTGGTAGCCATTATGAATAAGTCCTTATGCCATAAACAGATACAGTACAATTTGTAATAATATCAGCTGTAGTTGTTTGTATTCTAAAAGCATTTATAGTTTCAGCAGTTGTTCTAACTGCACCAGCAAACCCAAAAGCAGTAGTTGAATTAATGGAATAAGCGGTATGATATGTGAAATGACTAAATTTTGTACTATCCCCTAAGTTGTACATATAGCAATAAAGATTTCCTGTTTCCCCTGTGCCTGTACTAATTGTGTTTGTTAATCTTATGCTTGATGATGATGATGAAAGTTCCCCTGAAAAACTTCCATTGGTTTGTGTTCTTTGAATAGCATATTGATAGCCACTTGTTTCAAAAGTTGTTGCATTATCATTAGATAAAGTTAATAGTGTTGAGCCATTAGAACTTTTTCTTAAACCATTTATAGTCATAAAATGTACATTGTATTCATTTTCTTTTATGTCATCAAAGATTACATATTCAACAGTACTGCTTATAGTTTGAGTTTCAATTAATTCTAATTGTCCATAGTTAGTGTATTTATCTGCTCTTGTTAGATCATAAATATCTTTAGGTGTAAAGATCCCTTTATTATTTCCAAAACTTTGTTCTGGTGCTTCTGGTATATATCCAAATTCACTCATTTAAACCACCCTGTACAATGTAAAAGTTCCACTTGTTATATTGCCTGCTGACATTACTATTTGAATACCATTTGAACTTTGAGCAACATTATGGACAAATCCTCCAGTCCAACTTTCTGTTTGTGCCTGTGCAGTATGTGTAACTGCCTCTATTGTGCCAAAATTATATTCACTTGAATTGTTAAAATTATATAAATAAATTAATCCCTCTGCTGTTTCCCCTGTTGCAGTTCCTGTTCCACCAGAAGTAAAGTACATAAAATTTTGACCTGCATTATATCCATTGTAAACAAAGCTAGCATATGCTTTCATTTCAACATTTGCTCTCCTAAAGCTTGAGCTTGTATCTACTGAGCCACCAACTAATATTTTTAAATAAGGAATAGCATTATCATTAGCACCTCTTAAATTGCTAATAGCCACCATATAAACATCATCAGTAGTTGTACCAATTAGATTTACATAACCTACATCACTTGTTACTGTTTCTGTTGCTACTTGTACTAATTTACCTGCCATTAGCTATCAACTCTCAATCCATAAGTTCTTATAGTTCCTTGAAAATTATATCCACTAACATTAAAAATATTAAAACCTGTACAACTTGAAGTGTTTTTGAAAACTCCTATGCCTTTATATGTTTCGTGCCTACCACTACTTCCCCACTCACTAACTTGTTTTATAGCAAAAGTATAAGATGATGATGAATAAGGATTGAATATATAAAATGTTCCACCCTCACCACCTGTTGTGTTCGAGAAATTTATAAAGTATTGTAAAGATGTTTGATTAGTACTTCTTAACTCTCCAAAACTTGCATTTGAAAGACATTGGAGTTGTGCCATATCATAATTTGCTGATGTTAAAATACTTCCACTAGAATTAATAAATCTAAGTTGGTTCCAAGCAAAAAGACTTCCACTTGTTGCTGATAAATTTTTTGTAGTGATTTTATAAATATCAAAATCTGCTGAAAATACATCAGTAATATTTACTGTTGTAACATTAGAGGTTATTTCAGTTTCATTTATTAATCTTAGGTTACTCATTGTTTGACACCAAACAGTTTCATAGTTCCACTTGTTAAAGTTCTACCAAAAGTATAAATTTGTATTCCATCTACTGTACTTGCTTGTG